TCAAATAACACAACAATCAGGCACAACTTTAACAGTTGGTGGTGGAGCTTGTAAAACTGCAGTAGTAGATGCAACGACAGTAACTTTAGGTCGTTGTGGTGGTACAGTTTCACTGGCTTCAGGAGCAACTCAATCAGGTTTTGGTAGAACAGGAACTGTTGATTGGCAGACAGGAAGTATTAAGACAACAACATTTACCCCAGCCAATGGTGAGGGTTATTTTTGTGATACTACCAGTGGAGGATTTACAGTTAATTTACCAGCAGGTTCTGCTGGAAATATAGTTTCTCTGGCAGATTATGCTCAAACTTGGGCTAATAATAACTTAACAGTTCAACCAAATGGATCAGAAAAAATTGGTGGTGGAAGTGGAGGAGATTCGGCAACGTTAAATACTAACGGACAATCAGTTACTTTTATTTATGTTGATGCAACAAATGGTTGGATTAATGTACAAGATTCAACAAGTGCAGTTAAAGGCGCAGCTTATATCATCGCTTGTGTAAGTGGGTCTTGTAATACTTTAACAACCGCTCCAGATTGTGCTGATATGAAAATAGCCAAATTTGTTAATCCAGGAACTTTTACAGTTACGGCAACTGCAGCAGCTGCTGCAGATAATGTAGTTTCATATACGGTAGTAGCAGGAGGAGGTGCAGGAGGCAATGGCAGTGGTTCATCAGGTGGTGGTGGAGGAGCCGGTGGATTTAGAGAAGTAGTAAGTCCAAGTTCTCCTTACACAGGATCACCATTAAATGGTTATCCAACCCCAGGAAATGTAGTTACAGTTTCAGCTCAACCTTATCCAATTTGTGTAGGAGGAGGGGGTGCTTGTGGGGCTAGTGGTGGCAATTCAGTTTTTGATTCAATTACTTCTGCAGGTGGTGGTAAAGGTGGCGCTCAAGTTCAGACAAGTGGTGCTCCATATCCAGGAGCAAATGGAGGTTCCGGTGGAGGAGGAACAGGTGAAGATGCTTCTGTTACTAAAGGAACAGGAAATACTCCTCCGACAAGTCCAGCTCAAGGTACAGATGGTGGACAAGGAAGATGTACTGGTGGTGATAGAGCCGGAGGTGGTGGCGGTGGCGCTACTGCGGCAGGAACAGCAGGCTCTTCTTATAGAGTTGCAGGTCCAGGAGGTGCTGGAGCAACAACAGAAATTACAGGAAGTCCAGTAGGTTATGCTGGCGGTGGCGGTGGTGTAGGTCAAGGTGGAGGAACAGGTACGGGTGGAGCCGGTGGTGGTGGATCAGGTGGAAATCCTACAGGAACATCAGGAACAGTTAATACTGGCGGTGGTGGTGGATCAGGTAATAGTTGTACTCCCGGTGGAGCTGGTTTAGGAGGATCAGGAGTAGTAATAATAAGGTATAAATTTCAATAATTATGACAAGTAAAATTAAAGTAGATAATATAAATAAAGTTTCAGATGATTCAAACATCATCAATAAATGTTCAACTAATATTACCGTAGGAGCTAATGGTGATACCGTTATTATTCCTAATGGAGTAACAGAACAAGTTCAATCAGGTGGAGCAATTCAAGTTCAATCAGGTGGATCAATTACGATTGCAGCTGGTGGAACTATAACTAATAATGGAACAGCAGTAGGTTTAGGTAGAACAGGTACTGTTGATTGGCAAACAACACCTAAGACAGCAACTTTTACAGCTGTAAATGGAGAAGGATATTTTTGTAACACAACAGCAGGAAGTTTTGAAGTAGATTTACCAGCAGGAAGTGCTGGTGCAATTGTTTCAATACAAGATTATAATAACACATTTGATTCATATAGTTTATCAGTTGATCCAAATGGTTCAGAAAAAATTAATGGTGGTGCTGCGGGAGCAGTTGTTACTTTATCAACGGAAGGTTTAGGTATTACTTTTGTATATATAGATTCAACAGTGGGTTGGAGATCGGTCCAAAGTAATGAATATTCAACAGCAGGTGAAAATCCTGTTTATGTAGCTGCATCAGGAGGAAATTCTTGTGGTACAACAGGAGATTATAAATATCACGTTTTTACCAGCCCAGGAACTCTTACAGTTAGTTGCGCTGGTAATGCTGGAGGTTCAAATTCAATAGATTATATGATTGTTGGTGATGGCGGCGGTGGCGGTGGAAGTAGTATTGGTGGTTGTTACGCCGGTGGTGGCGGAGGTGGAGCTGGAGGATGGCGAGCATCTTCTGGAACTGATTCGGGTAGTTATACAGCAGGCCCTTCACCTTTAACAGCTCCAGTCGGATCTTACCCCGTTTCAGTAACAACTTATCCAATTTCAATTGGTGGTGGTGGAGCTGGAGGTCCCCCAAATGGTGACGGTTCAAATGGAACTGGTACATCCGCTTTGGGTTTTACTTCAGCTGGTGGTGGATTTGGTGCAAGAAGAGGTTGTACAGGTGCTGGAGGACCTGGTGGTTCAGGTGGAGGTGGAGGTGCTAACCCTGGAACAACTGGTGGAACCGGAAATACACCCCCCGTATCTCCTCCTCAAGGAAATGATGGAGGTGGTGGTTTAGGTTCGCCAGGTGGATATGGTGGTGGCGGAGGTGGTGGTGCAACTGCTTGCGGAACGGATCCAAGTGGTCCACAAGCCGGTATGGGAGGCGCTGGAGCCACATCAAATATTAATAATACTCCAACTGCTTACGCGGGTGGCGGAGGCGGTGGTGCTTATGCTAATCCTGCTGGTGGTGGTTGTGGTGGAGCAGGTGGTGGTGGACCTGGAGGATCTCCTCCTGCTCCTGGAGTAGCAGGAACAGCTAATACTGGAGGCGGCGGTGGTGGTGCTTCTACTCAAGGTCCAGATAATACACAAAGATCAGGTGGTGCTGGTGGTAGCGGAATTGTAATAGTAAGGTATAAATACCAATAGGAAAAAATTATGAGTGAAATAAAAGTAAATAAAATTAGTCCAAGAACAGCGTGTGGTACAACCACATTAGGAGATAGTGGAGACACTATTAGTATTCCTGCTGGTGTAACAATTACAAACTTAGGGACAGCAAATGGCTTTGGAGCAACAGGAGCTGTTAACTGGCAAACAGGATCAATTAAAACAGGTACATTTACACCAGTAAGTGGTGAGGGTTATTTTGCAGACACTTCAGGTAGTGCTTTTAATATGACTTTACCAGCAGGTGTTGCTGGAAATATTGTTGCAGTTGTAGACTACACAAACACTTTTCAAAATAACGCTTTAACTGTTGTACCTAATGGAACAGACAAAATAGGTGGTGTAAACGCTGACGCTGTTTTATCTACACAAGGACAATCGGTTACTTTAGTTTATGTAGATGCAACAGAAGGATGGGTAACAGTTAATGATTCTTCAGAAAATATAGTACAAAATCCAAATTTAGTTGCGACAGGCGGTTGCGTAAGTATTTGTGGTAATTGCAAAATTCATACTTTCACAGCACCTGGTACTTTTGCAGTATCTAATATTTCAACTACACCAGCTAATAATGAAGTTTCTTATCTGGTTATTGCAGGAGGTGCCGGGGCAGGTGTTAATCCAGGTGCTTATTCTGGTGGTGGCGGAGCAGGTGGTTTTAGAGAATTAAAAAGTCCAGTCACTCCATACACAGCAAGTCCATTAGATGGTTATCCAAATGCTCCAAATAGAGTATCAGTTTCATTAACATCTTATCCAATAGCAGTTGGAGGAGGTGGTGCTGGTAATTCTAATGGCTGTACTTCTACATTTTCAACAATAGTAGCTGCTGGAGGTGGAAAGGGAGCTGTAATTTGTGTTCCTGCACCTGAAAAACCAGCTTTTGCTGGAGGTTCTGGTGGTGGAGGTAATTTTTGCACAACAGGATCAGGAGCAGGAAATACTCCTCCTACAACCCCCTCTCAAGGAAATCCTGGCGGTACAGGACTTAATACTCCTCCTGCTTTTGGTTCTGGCGGTGGCGGTGGAGCAGCTTGTGCTGGACAAAATGGTAGTAGCGGAAAAGGTGGAAATGGTGGAGCAGGAATTGCAACTTGTATTACAGGAACTCCAGTATTAAGAGGTGGTGGTGGCGGTGGGTTCGCAGTTAACACTGGTATAAATGGTGGAACAGGTGGTCCAGGTGGTGGTGGAGATGGGTATGGTCCAGCAGGACCTCCTGGAACAGGACCAGCATCTCAAGGAACAGATAATACGGGTGGTGGAGCTGGTGGAGCTGCTCCAAATACTACAAATAATGGTGGTTCAGGTATAGTAGTAATAAGATATAAATTTCAATAATTAATATGCATTTACACAACTTTAAAATTAATATATAAGGAGAAACATATGGCACACTTTGCAAAAATAGGAATGAATGGAAAAGTTATCGGAGTATTAACTTGTGGTAACAATGATATGAAAAATGCTGATGGCGTTGAAGATGAAAAAGTAGGACAACAATATTTAGAGAGACATAATAATTGGCCTGCTCCAATGTGGATTCAAACATCTTACAATACCGTTAACAACCAACATAGACTAGGTGGAACTCCATTTAGAGGAAACTACGCGGGTATAGGTTATGAATGGGACGAAGATAATCAAATCTTTTGGCCTAAAAAACCTTTTGCATCTTGGGTAAAAGATACTGCAACTGCAACTTGGAAGTCACCGATCGGTGATGCTCCTGCATTAACGGCAGAACAAGAATCACAAAATACAGCAGATACTCACAGATGGTATTATAGGTGGAATGAAGCTGGCCAATCTTGGGACTTGACAGATTTAAACGCATAAATTAAAAAGGTATGTGGTATGCACAAGAAAGTATTATCTGAAATAGATTTACATTATGGCAAGATTGATATGCCTAAAGGTTTTGAGATAGACCGAGACAAACTTCAAAAAGATATTTTAACCTCACAAATTACCGATTCATCATTTCCATTTTCAAGAACTTGGGATATGTTAAATACATATATGCGAGAGCATATAAAGGTAGAACACGATTTTACTTTAGTAAATAAAGAAACGTGGGGGAATGCTTATAAACCCAAAGAAATATCTATTCCTTTATTAAATATTGATCCAGTTGATTTAAGAAATTCTCCTGATTATACATTTCTTTATGGTGTCAATGTTAAAGATTGTAGTGTTCGCATACACTATGATCAAAACAGAAGAGCGGGAAGAAGTTGGGATATACCATTAAAAAATAATTCATTTGTTATGTTTCCATCTACGCAGATGTATTACATAACAAACAATCAAACAGATTCTTTAAACTTTATACAAACTATTACATATGAATTTATCTAATTATTTCTGGTATTTTAGTGGAGTTTTGACTCCTAAGTTTTGTGATGAAGTAGTTAAATATGCTTTATCTAAAGAAGAAAGTATAGCTAGAACTGGAGGATTTGATAAAAAAAAATTATCAAAAGAAGATGTTAGAAATATACAAAGAAAAAGAAAATCAGATTTAGTCTGGTTAAATGATACTTGGATATATAAAGAAATACATCCTTATGTTCATATGGCAAATAAAAATGCTGAATGGAATTTTGAATGGAGTCGATCAGAGTCTTGTCAGTTTACAAAATATAAATTAAATCAATATTATGATTGGCATACAGATCCTTGGGATAAACCTTACAAAAGAAAAAATCCTAATGATGCAGAGAATGGACTGGTTAGAAAACTGTCTATGACTTGTCAATTAACAGATGGCTCAGAATATACTGGTGGTGAATTAGAATTTGATTTTAGAAACTATGATCCTAATATGAGAGATGAAAGTAAACATATAAGAAACGTACCTGAAATATTACCTAAAGGCTCTATCGTAGTATTTCCTTCACACTTGTGGCATAGAGTCAAACCAGTAACGAGAGGAACTAGATATTCACTTGTCGTATGGCATTTAGGATATCCATTTAAATAGTATGTATATAAATAATTATTTTGTAACACCTATATGGAATGAAATAAAATCCGACTTTGTTAAATCTTTAAACAAAGCGTCGGACTCATATATTAAAGAAGCTAAAAAAAATAAAGAAGCTAAACAATGGCTTAAAGCGCACGGAGATTTTGGAAGATCGTGGCATTCAACACAATTACTTAACGATACTCAATTTATGGATTTTAGAAATTATGTTGGTCAAAAGTGTTGGGAGTTTTTAGATCATTCAGGATTTGATATGAATAAGTATACCACTTTCTTTGAACAAATGTGGGTACAAGAATTTGCAAAAAAAGGTGGAGGAAATCATTCAGCGCACGTACATTGGAACACTCACGTTAATGGTTTTTATTTTTTAAAAGCTAGTGACAAGACTTCTTATCCTGTTTTTCACGAACCGAGGACCGGGGCACGTGCTACTAAATTACATATGAAAGATCAAAAAGGTGTGTGGCCTGGATCAGAATTAATTAATTTTAAACCTGAACCTGGATTGCTGATTTTTTTTCCAGGGTACTTAGAACACGAATTTTCTGTAGATCACGGTAAAGAACCATTTAGATTTATTCATTTTAATATCTCAGCCGTATTAAAGGAGCACGCTAAAGATGTTTAAGAAAAAAAAGTATACAATTATCCGTCAAGCTATATCAAAAGAGTTAGCAGCTTTTGTTGCTAATTATTTTTGTATGCAAAAACAAGTTTATGATACTTGTAAAGCTTCAAGATATTTTTCACCATTTGAACAAATACTTGGATATTATGAAGAACCAGATGGTCAGATACCAAATACATATTCTGCTTATGCAAACATAGCTATGGAAACTTTAATGCTTAAATGTCAACCAGGTATGGAAAAAGCTACAGGCTTAAAACTATATCCAGCTTATACTTATGCAAGAATATATAAAAAAGGTGATGAACTTAAAAGACACAAAGATAGATTTAGTTGTGAGATATCAACTACGATGAATCTTGGAGGGGATGATTGGCCTATCTATTTAAGTCCTAATGAAAATGTAGGTATACCTGATGGTAAAAAAATAACTACTATTAGCCAAGCAAAGGGGATTAAAGTAGATTTAAAACCAGGAGATATGTTAGTTTATTCTGGCTGTGAGCTAGAACATTGGAGAGAAAAATTTAAAGGTAAAGAATGCGTACAAGTATTTCTTCATTATAATAATCGTAAAACGCCGGGAGCTAAAGATAATATGTTTGATAAGCGCCCTCATTTAGGTCTTCCATCTTGGTTTAAACGATGATATAATTCTTAAATGGAGGCAGTAGATCCACCACATACCCTACTGTCTCCTTTTAAGGATTATATATGTTATTAGGACAAGACGCATTTTCAGCTCAACCATTTGCAAGTTCTCCATTTTTGGGGAATGCTACTGTTAATGTAGTTGGCGCACCTTTAACTTTAAGAATAGGACCTGTAGGAATAGAGACAACTGTAATTAATGTTGTTGCTTCTCCAGATCCTTTAACATTAAATACAGCTCAAGTAGGTACTTTTACTATTGAAGGTACAGCAGTTGTCCCTGATACTGACCTTAAAGTACCATTAACTTTAGGTACAATGGATGCCACAGCTGCCGCTTCAGGTAGCGCTGTTATTAATCCAACAGGGCTTCAAAACCAATTGACGTTGCGTACTGCGAGTGGTATAGTAATCACCGGTAACGCAGTAGTAAATGTTACAGGAGTTCCATTAACATTAAGAACAAATGAAACTGGAATTATAACGTGGAATGA